AATGTATCCGGCATCTACCGCAAAACGGCTGTAGCGTCTGGCGGCAGCAGTGTTGCTTTCGACATCTCCGGCATACGGACTGCAGATATACACGATGGGCCTGAATGCCCGGAGAGCTTTTTCTTCTTTTTCAATGGCACAGAAGGCTCCGAATGCTGTGGGATCGGCATAGCCCTCTGCGTTTTTGTATTCGGCCATGATAGGCACCTCCAATCTAAAGTTCTCACTACCCGCTGGAGGGTTTAGTGGTATTTGAACGAATCAGAATCAGTCTTTTTTATAAAACATGGTCTCGTAGCCATCAGCACGGAGCTTGAGGCCGTCTGCCCACGGTGGGGTCCGGCTCATCTGTTCGCAGAGGACCTTCAGGTCGACGCCGGGGCTGGCTTCGATGACCAGCTCGTCGTGAATGTGCATGGTAATGAAGCAGTGCGACAAGGTCCGCATTGCATAGCAGAGAATGTCACGGGAGGTAGCTTGGACGATGTTCTCCACGAGCTTCGGCCCGTAGGTCTCCAGCCGCTCCCACTTCTTTGTACCGCCGATACCCTCGTAGGTGATACACTCGCTGCCGAACTGATTTGTACCGAGCTTAGGCTTTACATAGGAAAGGCGTCTGCCGGACGGGAGCGTAATGAAAAGCATCCCGCTCTGATAGCAGAACTTGATGCCGCAGACCTCGCCGTCCATGTGATACTTCACGGCATTCATAGCTGCTCGGTCGATATCCCACCAGAACCTCACAATATTCTGGTTCGAGTTGCGCCAAGCAGTGACCAGTGGCTGAAGCTCGTCTTCCGAAAGGCCCATCTCCAAGGCTCCCATCGCTTTGAGAGCTCCGACAGAGCCACCATAGCCGAGGGCGAGTTCAGCGATTTTGCCTTTTTGCCGCAGGTGGCCATTTACACCATGCTTCTCAACAGGGACCTTGAACATCTGCGATGCGGAAGCGCAGTAGATGTCGCCGCCTTTTTCAAAGACCTCCTGACGCCAGATTTCACCGGCAAACCACGCCAGCACTCTGGCCTCGATTGCCGAGAAGTCGGAGACGATGAACTTGTATCCCGGCTTCGGCACAAAGGCGGTGCGGATCAGTTGAGAGAGCGTATCCGGCACATCTTCGTAGAGAAGCTCCACGCCTTCAAAGTCGCCGCAACGGACAAGCCCACGAGCCTCTGCCAGATCCGGAAGATGGTTCTGGGGCAGGTTCTGCATCTGGATAATGCGTCCGGCCCAACGACCGGTCCTGTTGGCACCATAGAACTGAAACATTCCACGAGCACGACCATCGGCGCAGACTGCCTTTTCCATTGCCTGATACTTCTTGACGGACGATTTGGCCAGCTGCTGCCGGAGAAGGAGAACCTTCTGGAGATCTGCCGGAGCGGTTTTGAGCATTTCAGCGACTTCCTTCTTACCGAGAGAATCGACCTCCAGCCCGTTGTCCGAAAGCCATTGCTTCATCTGCTGCACGGAGTTGGGGTTATCCAAGGCGGTCAGTTTCTTCATGGCAACGGTGAGATCCGCACGGGAGCGGGTGTCCATAGCTATGGCTTGATGCACCAGCTCCATATCGAGGGCGACACCTCTGTCGTTAATTTCCTGATCGAGGTGATACTGCTCCCAGACCATTTCCGGCACCGGAAACTTGGCGAACTTTTCCTGAATGGACATCTCGACCTCGACATCACGGATGTTGTACCGTTTGAAGGCAGCCCACTTGTCCGGAGCGTTTTCCGGCAGGTTGCGGGTTCGACCACCATTGGCCTTTGTCGGCGCACAGGGCTGGCAGAAATACTTGATGAGCTCTTTGCCTTCGGTCAGCTTCTGCTTTACGAGGCCCAGAACAGCACCGACGCCTTCCAATGAAAGGGGTAAGCCCATGTAAGCGGACCAGATCATGGTGCATTTCCAGGAGGCAGGGTTGAGATAGTTTCCCACGGTATCCTCCGGGATGCTGTAGCCGGTATTATCAAAGTTGCCGTTTTTCCGAAGCCAGCGTGAGAGGCATATCCGCTCGAACTGCGCATTGAACGCCCACTTTGTGACACCTGTGTCCGTCAGGGCGGCAATAATCTCCGCAGGAATCGTCTCTCCGCAGGCAAGGTCAACCACCTGCACGGGACTGCCGTCAACGGCGTATCCGAAGAGAAAAATGTCAAAATCCGGCGCTTCGGTGTATTTGTAGACGCCGCATTTGGCAAGGTCAACGCTGCTGTATGTTTCAATATCGATACTGAGTGTTTTCATATACACGAATCCTTTCTATAGCCCGAATGGGCGGCAGGAACATTCCCACCGCCCACGGGATCGGAGATTACTCTTTGTTGAGTTCTTTCATACGGGCTTCGTGATACTCCACCTCACGAAGGGCGTGTTCCTTCTCAAGCTGTCGGCGCTCTTCCTCCCATGCCGCATTGCGCTTATCGCGTTTGCGGTCATCGACGGCGTCAATGATGGATCTGACGATCCAAAATACCGCCAGGAGCAGATACAGGGACAGAAGCAGAATGCAGAGAATCGTGGTAATACTCATGCTGCACACCTCCTCAAGATAGGAAATCTTCGTCCACATCGGTGGCGAAATCGGACGCTGCACTGGACTTGCCGCCGAGAGGTTCGCCGTCACGGATCTTCTGAAGGTTGTTCAGCCCGCAGGCGATGCCCTTGTTGCCGTTGCTGTTGAAGGCGTAGAAGTTGATGCTGGCACGACCGTACACGCCGGAGTAAACCTCGGAGCGGGTCAAGATCGGGTTGCAGTCGGCGTCCACGATACCGGGAGCCGTAGCAGAGTTGGCGTTGATAAAGTAGCTGTTGGCATAGGCGGGATCATCCGGACGCTCGGTGTCTCCATCGCGCAGGGGCGTTTTAATGGCAGTCAAAGGCGGAACGGAGCGGCCGTTTCCCTTGAGCTTGGCCTGCCCCTCCTCATAGGCTGCCTGAATCGCTGCCTTGATCTTCTGGACGGTTACGGTGTCAGACTTGGGAATGATGAGACTGACACTGAACTTCGGCGTGCCGCCGTTGATGGACTTGGCCTCCCAGACATTGGCATAGGACCAACGAGTGTCCTTGCCAGTGATAACCTTCATGGGGTTTGCGAGTTTAGTAGAATTTGACATATTAGTTGTCCTCCTTGAAATCATCGATAATGGTTGTCATTGCCGGTCTCTTATCGCTGTCCGGCACCAGCGTGGGTTTTCCTTGAGGCTTGGTGATCAGGCCTCCAAGAATGTCGTTGAACTGTTTCTTTCCGAGAAGTGCGGTCATGGCGGTGACGCCGAGAATCTTGTGTTCGTAGGGGTCGTATCCGGCAGCTGTTACGGCTGCGATGACGGCATTCTCGTCTGTGTACTTGCGGTTGGAGCGGCCCTCGACCAGTTTGTAGCCGGACCATTGTTTACCGCTGATAGCCGCCTGTAGCGCGTAGTCCTTGATGTCGGATGCCCAGGTGGTCAGCCCGTCGATTTGGCCGAGAATTTCTTCGACCTCCTCATCCGTGAGCAGAGGCGGCTGCCGAAACTCATATCGGGCAAGTTCCATGTTGGCCTTGGCTCTCTCGCGGCAATCCGCTTTTGCCTTGCAGAACTGGCACCATTCGCCGCAGTGATATTCACCGCTGCCTTGGAAGGCCAGCTCTGCGGTCGGCGTCAAAACCTTGTCCGCCCATTCGCAAAGCTCCTGCTTCGGAATGGTGAAAGTGCTGACATTGGAGCGCCTTGGCTGGTAGATCGTCATGCTGACAGTGTCGATATCGTAGATGCAGTCGAACAGCTCCAGCGCACCGAGGGCATATAGCTTCATCTGCGGATTATCGTCGGCTTCCACCAGGACTCCGCGCCCATGCTTGTAATCCACAATGTGTAGCGTCCCGTCTGCGATGATGACGCAGTCGCCGGTGCCGAAGCCCTCTTTTACGTATTTGGAGTAATCAAGCCGCTGTTCGATCAGCACAACAGGGTCAGCGCAGACCTTCTTTGCTTCCGCGACCAGTTCCATTACAAAGGCAACATAGCCG